CGGCGGATCGCGGCCGGCGCGTCGAGGTTCGAGGTTCGGAATTCACGGCCGGTGGATCGCGGATCACGAATCACGGCCTGGGGCCGGCGTCCGGCGGCTATGCGATAACGCGTCCTGGTGCATGTGCCAGGTTTCCAGGATCCCGTCCCACGGGCCACGGTACACGGCCCCCGGTAGGTTTCAGCAAGGGGCAAGGGGCAGGGCCGGGCTGCATTAACTCTTAAACAAAAACAGGCGGGCAAGTTCCAGGCATAAAAAAAGGCCGGCGCTATGGCCGGCCTCCGTTGGTTATTCTGGGGAGTTATTCGGGAAAGCAATGCGGGCATTTTTCCCGCTCACTCTCCGGAATGTTGCGAGCGTGATTGTTGCCTAACATTGGCGCGCCGCATCTTGTAACGAATTCGCCAGAGTCTGCTAGGTGCCACTGGCCAAGGCCTTTAACCCAGTGAAAAGGTGCTTTAGTTTCAGTCATTACTCTTTTCTCCGTTAGTAGTGAGAAACCCAAAATATGAGAAAAGACCCATACTGGCAAGCAATAAAAAAAAGGCCGGCGATTAGGCCGGCCCAGAAAAGAAAAGGCGCGGGTTTATTCGTTCATTGTTAGACCCTCCCACTGCAACGGTTGAACCGGCGAACTGGTGCATCCCCGGTAAAGTATTCTTCCTCCAGGAACTCAAGTTCTATTCCGGCCTTTTCTGCGGCCCGAATAATCACTCCGGCGTCGCGGTCTTCCTCAGCATAAACGCGGAGCGGATCCAGATAGCTGAACTCTGATAGGTCCGCCTCTGACAGGTTGAGGCGCGTCAACTGCTTGTGGCTGATCGCGAGCCAGGCATGGCCTGGGTCTGCTATCCATAAAACTTTTAAACTGGTCATTGCTCTTTTCTCCGTTAGTTGTGAGAAACCCAAAATATGGGAATTCACCCATACTGGCAAGCAATAAAAAAAAAGGCCCGCACTGGGGCGGGCCTTCCTGGTTAAAAGATCCCGGGTTCATTCAAAATCATCGTCCCGTCCGCTGCTAACATAAGCAGTTTAAGTTCACTCGCGGCCTCTTCTGCGGAGAAGCCTTGCTTCCAATAAGCATACGCCTGGTCCAGGCTTAGGCCGTCCGCGTCCATGCTCGAATCCATTAAGCCCTCGCGGTGTTTTTTGGATTGCTCCGGAAACAAGGCCAGGGCTAGTTGATCGTGAAACCTGGACCATCCCTGGTCCGATCCATGCCAGGCGTTTTCTAGCTGCCACATATCCGCATGGAAGTTTTGGAGGTGTTCGTTAAACATCACGCGGCCTCCCTTTCCTCTTGGATCTCACTGATTGCGTTGTAGATCCGGGCCTGGATTTCTCCGTAAGCTATCGCGGTCGCCACGTTGTCATAAACGCTCCCGCCGTTTTTCGCCCAGTTATAATCTGAACCATAGCAATCGTTCAGAAAATCCTCACCGTTGTCCGTATTGCAGTGCAAGCAGAGCTGATGCGCCTTGTGATAATAAATGACGTATTCGCTGCCGTCAGCGTGCTGATGAACCAGGTCGCTTATTTCCTCATCCTGATATAGCTCGACGTCGCGCAAAATATCCTCCGCACAGGATCGGGCGTATTTATCCAGAAGATAATCATTAATTACTTTTTCAGTCATAACTCTTTTCTCCGTTAGTTGTGAGAAACCCAAAATATGAGAAATAACCCATATTGGCAAGCAATAAAAAAAGGCCCGCACTGGGGCGGGCCTTTCGTGGTTAATGAATAAAAAATTTACGCGACCGCCTTCGCTTCAATTTCAGGCTCTTGCCCAAAATGCGCGCTTAATAGGTCCAACGCTTTCTCGTTGCTTTCACCTACCGCGCTTCTCATGGGCATTAATAAACCAACGCAATCGTCGCGCCCAAAAGTAACAATAGCGGGTGATTGCCCATTATGCGCTATGTAGGCACCTAAACCATTGAAGCTTTTTTTACCCCCGTTCAGGATCTTAGCCGCGTTGCCAAAATCATGAACATAGTCGGAGTTAAACTGCGCGGCCTCCCCCGTAAACTTGGAAGGTGCGACGCGTCGCCAATTTGGGAAAGTACCATCAATGGGTTTATAGGCCACGCTTCCCACGGTTTCTTTTACTGTATTAATCTCAATTAGTTTTTCCTTATAACCCGTCAATGCGCGCTTAATTGCATCGCCTGGCAGAATAAAGGTATCAAAAACAGGTTGCGGATCCTCGAAGGCAACGCCTGCCGTGAAAAGCCTATGACCATCCGTTGACGTTAATCTAACACCAGGTTCTGCCGCCTCAATATTAACGCCTTGTAAATAGTATCTGGTCTGCTCTTTGCTAATGAACAGGTGAGCTACTTTTAAAATTTCGGTTGGAATAAGCATGATTTAAGTTCCCCGTTAGTTAAAAAAAAGACCGCTAGTTTTATCTAGCGGCCTCTTTATCGCATACAGTCTTATGTCGGGTCAAGTTTATTTTAACAAGTCTTAACCAACTTCACGATACGCTGCCTAGACCAAAACGTTAAGTGCCGAGGCAGGTGCAAGGATCTGTTTTCATAATGACCATACGCCTGATCCATATCATAGTAGACTGTGACCCAGTGGGGATCGAGCGCGTCGTTTTCTTCTATGGCGGAAATATCGTACTTGGCGGAAAATAAATCCTCAATCGCATCGCGCAGGCAAACATTATCGGAAATCATTCCGCGCTCTTCCGCGTCGCCGTGTTCCGCGCTCTCCTCTGTCACTATTTCATATGAAACATGAAACATTGGTTTCTCCCCTAAAGAAAAAGGCGCCAGCTTTATGCCAGCGCCTAATCTTTATCTTATATCTTCTTATACTGTCAACACTGGCTTATTCCTGGAACTCGCTAGCTTCGTGTAATTCACGGACCATATCGCAAAGTTTGTCCGCGTTTTGTATGTGAGACATTCGAGCGTAAGTCGGGTTCAAGTCTGCAATCGAGCTGGCCAGCTTATAAAGCTTTTTCATTGTTTCAAAATATGAATCCTCGTCCAACACGAAGTATTCGTTAAACACCCGCAGTTTTAAGCCTGATAAGTTTTTTTGATTTATACTCAGACTGCCGTCACGAATGTAATGAGGCGCAAGTGGGTCTTCTTTCGGTAAAGACAGTCCGGATACTGTTTTGACTTCGCGTGCAAAGTCTTTCAACCGTTGGAAATCTACTAGGTGTAGATCACCACTGAAAACATCAAGCGCGTGACTTAAATAATATACTTCCTCAGCCCATTCAGAAAAAACCTCAGAAGGTTTTTTCCAAATCGCCTCTATCTCAACTTTTTGGCCGCCATGCTTGTATTTAATTTCGGCGGGTATTTTATCTTGGTTCTCTTTTTTAGACATTGTATTGACCTCAAAACCTACGTTTACCGCGAGGCATCCTGGCAGGCCTGTGGCCTCGACGCCGATTCATTTGAGAAGCCCGCTCCATAGCATCCTTGCCGTAAAGCAGGTTGCCTATCCAATTTAAAATAAAAAGCATTTAATTGTTCTCCTGCATGTTTAGAGGCACGGCCTGACAACCACCTTTACCGTTGTAAAAGTACACATGATTAGCCTTCAAGCTTTTCACTTTTTCATTCCGGGCCTTAAGCCAATTAATGATGTTTTTTGGCTTCCATAAGCCACTGAGCCAGACAAACCTGTAGCGACGATCCATTTGCGCTTCATACGCCAGGCGGTCTCCAACTGGACTCAATATAGGCTCATCAATCTCAACCTCATAAACTACTTGGGTTTTCTTATCACAAGTATAAGACATAGACTTATTCTCCGTTTGTGGAGATGCGATCTTATGCGACTAGATAGGACAGATCAAGCCTAAAATAGTTTCCCAATCAATTTTATCGCCTTCACCTAGGTACAGGGGCTCGACCGCCATGCCGGTCAGCTTCAGGTCCATAGCTTTATTGCCGGGATAAAGTCTTACCTCTTGGGGTTTGGTTTTTGTTTTCAGCTTTAAAACCAACACCCAGACGCTCGCTTTATTGTGTTTGGATAGCCAGGCAACTTGATGCGGTCTCAAATCGACGGCTCGACCGGCAGTCGCCTTCAGCTCAACAAAATGAAACTTACCGTTTTCGTCGCAAATAAGAACGTCGGGGATACCAGGCGTCGCCCAAGTTTCAAGCCTCGTCGCTATCAACTTCCTCGATGTCTTCTCCATCCCCGTCTTCATCATCGCCCAGAAGCCGCTTTCGCGCTTTAGAGCGGTTTGCGGAATTGCTCTCTCCTTCGGGAGTAATGTCGATAGTGACCGGGGCATAGGTTTGCTTAATCTCCTCTAAAGCTTTCATGACTTCTTCTTTAGACATGGAATCAATACTGCCATGACGGATTTCGGATTTGCTTACATAAATATCACCCTGTGCCTGGCCTCGACGGTATTCCGCCTGAACAGCAGCAGAGTAGGCTCCGTTTTGAAGAGCCAGGTCTCTTATGTTCTGCAAATCCCGTAGATGTCGCTGATAACTAACCCCGTATTTCTCATCCAGCTCTGCTCGATAAGCTTTGATGGCTGCTACCACATGGGGGCTATGGTGTGGGTTGGTTAATTCATAAGCTCGGGTATGGGCGGATCCAGCAGTGTATCCGGCATTAATAGCTGCCTCACGCAAAGTAATCTGACCATCTTTCGAGACAAGCTCTTTAACGAACATCTCTTGCCGTCGTGTTAAAGGCGTATTTACAGAAACACCGGGACGACCGCCTATACCTGTATCCAAAGCCTGTCCGTTCTTGCCGATTGAGGGTCTACCGCTAGGTTTTCTTGGGGCCATAGGTTTTAACCATAGTTTACGAGATAGTTCTCTAATTTAACCACTATATACATTCATTTCCAGAAATATTTTTTTATAAAAAAACATTTAGACCCCCCTTAACGCAAAAATGAATCACCCCCCTGGTTACATAAACCCCGGTTTCGTTACATTTTTAAAAATTAGTTTATGTATACTGTTAAGTATATATATATAAAGGCTTTTTGGCCAAAAGTTACGCGGTTACACCGGTTACGGCCATTTTATAAAAAAAATATTTTTTTTCATTTCAGAAATGAATTGTATATATGTTCACTGTGTTCCCTGACGTCATAACGTCATTGATGAAAAAAAAGACCCCCGATCCGTGGACCGGGGGCCGGGGGCCGTGGTTATTATTCTACCCACCAACCGCCTGGGTCTAAGTCTTGTGGCCGCTTCAACGCTTTTTGTAGGCGTTGCAGTGTTTCCATCCAGTTATAGTGGTTGGTATTTATTCCATCGGGATAACCTTCAAACGGCTCGATGTATATGCAGCCATCGAAGTCATCCAAGGTGTACGAGGTTCCTAGCTTTTTTGTTAGCCGTCGGAACTTGGCGTAATGTTTTGCGTCGTCCCGTACTTTTCTTTTACGTTTTGTCCTTGGCGGCGCGATAAGCGGGCCAAGAATTTTGTCTAAGAAATCTAATCCATCTGAACTCATGTTTTTCCCCTAAAGTTGGCCCCTGGTTTTTGAAGCCAGGGGCCGTGGTTAAAAAACTACTCGATGTAAACGATGGCTCGTTTACCAATGTCCTGGCCCATAGACCAAACGGAGTCGTTGTAGAAATAGGAGTAAGTATGGTCGTCAACTAAGACACGATACCTTCCTGTTTTCTCACTACCTTCGAGGACGGCTTGGACCGAAATTTGTGGTTCGCAGTGTCGGCGTTCTCCCAACATTTCGTTTCGGACCGTGGTGTAGGAAACACAGACTGTTTTACCAATCAGTTTACCCAACGCCGTGTCGATGGCGGCTTGACCGTCTTTGGCTTTGTTCAAGACATAGGGGGTCATTACTTTACTACTCATGTAGTTAGTTCCTTTCGTGTTTTCACATTTTACAAAAGCAACAGGTTCGAGGCTCGAACCCGACCGGAGCTGAAGTTGGTCTCTTCAACTCCGATAAAAACAGTCTACTCGATATGCGATAAGTTGTATATAGGCCATGTGGATAACTTAGTGGATAAGTCTCATAAGTCATTGATATATAAAGAAAATTTATTTTTATCGAGTTTTGAGGTGTTCGAGTGGTGCGACAGGTTGACGCACCTTCGACCTCGAATCACGCGTCGTCAGTTGGATGTCGCATTAGTCGGCTCGCCGATGTTTGGAGCGTGATAGCTTTTCTTAAATCCGTAGGCCGGGTGCCCTGACCAGAAGCCTTCGATCCATTTGTATGGGAGTCCGTCTTTGCGGATGACGATATCGTCCCAATGGCTTTGTCCTCTGCGCCAGTGGCCGCGAGTGTAGTGCAGTGGGAGATGCCACCCGCCCCGTTCGCCTTTATCTTTTTCTACGACGGGTTCTTTTAGGTTCCATTCGATCTTATGCCAGGCGTTAGTCGCGATCCCGTGGCCGCGGTTCATCTGCCTACGCAATTGTCTGGTTCCGGTTTCGCCGCGGACCACGAACCGTGGTTGGTTAATCAGACTGAAAGTTAAACCTATAGATAAGATGGAGTGTACCAAAACACTTTGAAAATTATCGTCATGGTTTATCAGGAATTTTTCGTTTATCAATAAATGATTGTTTTTTTCTTCATCGGACATGATGTACCCGCCGATAAATATCGGAAAATGTGTATGGCTCAAACGATAGATGGTGACAACCGGATGGTTTGTATCAACACCTAATCCTGGAGGTAATTCCCCAACTTTATGCCAGAAAACTAAATAACCCATTTCAACATGGGGAACATACAAAAAACAAATCTCGGACGGTGGTCTTGCATCGACAGGCATACGATAATCATAACCCGGGGCTGCCTCTATTAATTCGTTTTTTAAACTGACAACGTAATCTGCTAGGTCCTTGTTTACTTCGTAATAATCGGCCTTTTTTAGGTTAGAAAAACTTTCTTTAGCATCAGATCTTTTATCGGGCTCTTCGTGTGGATCATTACTTATTACGTCGTAGTGTTTTAGTATTTTTTCAACAGCTTCAATTATGCCTGTCATCCGAAAAGCACCCCACAGATAAAAGAGACAACGGCGGTGACTAACATACTTCGGTCCTTCCCCCTTTGGTTGGTTTCAGTTTCTTCGCTTCGATTAGTCCTCGAACTATCTGCCGGACTAACGACGCGGAGATTCCCATCATTCTTACGATCTGCGTTTCTGGGATCTTTTTTCGTTTTAGGCGCATCACTTCCTTTTCCATCGCTTTGATGTCCGGGCTCGGATACTTTTCTGTCTTCATCGTGCAATAGACTTCTCCCGTTACAGATCGCATTACGTTTTGATAATGGATCGTGAACCGTGCGCGGTTAGTCCCGGTCTTTTCGGTTTCTACCTTGCGGCCTGCTTTTTCGTTACGCTCGGTCAGATCCTGGACGGCTCGATCCAGATCGCCATAGAAGTTTGTAACGTAAGGGCCGTCGTCGTATTTGAAGCTGAAGATCGGCATGTCATGTATCACTCCATTGCGGGCGATTTTTTTCGGCTACTTCTTTTTCTTGGGCAAAGCGGCAGGCGGCGTAGACCATTGGTATGAGGCTGTTTGCTGCTTTCCAATGTATAGAAAAAGTGCCGGAGGTTGGTCCTGTGCCGAATTTAAGTACCACATTACCCGGAGTTTCGTTGTCCGCGGATACAGACAAGTTATTTAAATTTATGTGGTTCATGTATCACCCAATCTAATTTCTTTTAAAATTCGATTGGCTAAATGGTTTAAAGTTTGACACTTATATCCACTGTAAGACAAGTTGTGCCGGCCTGTCATGGTTATGGTCCAAGTGCTGCCAGCATCGGTGCGCTTTATGGTTATCTCAGAGTCATCCCCGTGGACGTGGTGAATTAAGCTTTCGATAGAATTTGACATTTTATCCCCCAATTTTAACAAAGATGCGGCGCAATATGTATGAGCGCACAAGTGACAGAACAAAATACGATAAGGTTATCCATGTTGCTGCCCAGGGCGTTGGTTCGAGGCCAAAGAACGGCAGGCATAGATAGGTGAATAACCAGGACACCAGGAGGCCGACGACCGCATTTGTTTTAGCTTCGATGAAGCTCATCTTCCGGCTTTGCATTACCTATCCTTGATGACAAGTTCAAAATGGTTTCGGCCCACCATACCAACACGGCGCTGCATTAGCCAAATGTGTTTGGCTTTATCGGCTACGATCCAACCCATGATGTATGTTTGAGCCATATGAACGGGTTTGCCGTAAACGACCCAGGCGTTGTTGGTTTCGGGCGAACGGTAAGCGACGGCTGTCCAGCCGGAGTTTTTATCTTTGCGAAACATCACGCTTCTCCGCATAGAAGATGTGCGTTCCGATTTGACCGAGGCGGACTTTGTGATTTTTCCACCAAGGATTGACGTAATCGGCGTGATAATAGGTTGCGCCCATATTTTCATACGGATGCAAGAAAGCTTCAAAGACGGCCCGTTGGGCGTCTTCCCAGGCTTCCCATTCGGTAGCTTTTTCGGGTTTTCCGTCCCAGTAGAACGAAAAGGCTTTGGGTTGCTTGACCACCTCACATATGTCGTTGGGCCAAGCGGAGTGGTTCACTCTGTTCATTACGACGTGAACGACCTGGCGCTGACCCTCTTCGGGTTCGGATCGAGCTTCAAAGTATACTGCCATTGCGAGGCAGAGTGCGGCTGCTGAAGATAACATCATTAGAAAGGTACAACCAATTCATGATCCAGTTTCGGATCGAGAAGATTAAGGGTAGAGCGAATTTTATTTGCGGCAGCGGTATCGCCGTTCCATTCGGCGTCGCTGACTTCAATCTCTAATTCGCGGCGGA